ACTCGCTGCACAGTCTGGATCGGCACGCCGGCTTCGGACATCAAGGTAGCAAACGTGCCGCGTAAGCGGTGCGGCGTGATGCCCTTGATTGCGCAGGTGTCGTTGGCCCGCCGGATCGCTTGCCGGGCGAATCCAGACGCAAAGGCCTGCCCGTCCGGCCTCGCCACGATCAGCCCAGCCGCCAGACGCCGCGCTTCCAGGTGCTCGCGCAGCCATCCTGCCATCGGCACCGGCTCGGCCTCCCTGCCCTTCGTGATGCCTGGCGTGTACGTCTTGCGGGCCCAGTCGATCCACTCCCAGCGCGCGCTGAGGACCTCTCCCTCGCGCAGGCCCAGCCCAAACATCATGCGCACAGCGGTGCCGATCGCCGGTGCATGCGCTGTGGCGTCGTCGACGGCGGCAAACCATGCGCGCGCGTCGGCCAGCGGCAATATCGAGCGCGGACGCTTTTGCACCTTGAGCATGGACACGTGCCATGGCATCGCCGTCAGCATGCCGCGCTTGACCGCCCACATGGTCAGCAGCTTCACAATCCGCAGCCAGTGGTTCGCGCTGGCCGGCTTGTGCGTCAGCAGGTACAGGTTGCGCGCCAGCTCGACGTCGAGCGTGCTGATCTCGTTGATCGACTTGGCGCCGAGGTCAAACATGTGCAGGCGCCGGAACAGCTCGACGCTGCGGATGTGCGCTGCGCTGGACACGGGCCGGTGAACTTCGATCCACGCGTGCGCCAGCTCGGCCAGCGTCGGCACCGGCTCGCCGCCGTTGGCGCGCAGCACCGCAGCGTCGTAGGCGCGCTGAGCCAAGATTTCGGCTGAGCGACGGCTGGGCAGCCCGGTACTGCGGCGGTATCGCGTACCGGCCACCTGAAACCGGTAATGCCAGACGCCGCCACGCTTGAATACGTTCGCGCTCATAGGCCACTCCCCCTACTAGATCCGCTCGACACTGTTGGGCAGTGTCCGATTTGACGCGACGGCGCAAGTTGGTAGAAAATTGGCATTACTAACCCTCTATCACAATCGCTGAACAACTTGTGGGAGAATCTTTCATGAGCGCATTTACGCCTATGCAGTCGTTCAACCCATGGGATGAGGGTGATTACCGCGTGTATGGCTCCGCGGCTCTCACCCCCGATGGCAACTACTGGCCTGCTTATCAGATTGACCGAGTTCACGGCATTCCCAATCCTCCCCAGCAAGCCGTGCCGCTTTATCAGGTCGAGGAACAGAGCTTCGCGACAGAGGACTTGGCCAAGATGATGGCCGTCTCGCTTGGCGTCGGCCGTGTTCGTGCCCAAGATCGGTTGGGCTGCTGAGGTCAGGACCTCGTACTCTTCGGAGTTGACACGCATTGCGTTGCGCAGTGCCACGCTGGCGAACGGATGCTTACCCTTCAAAACATTTGGGTTTGTACGGCGATTGATGAGCGGCAGTATGACGGCGGCGAATTCGATGCTCATGCATCGAATCTTTCTCTGCCACGGCCGCGCGGCGCGGCCGGTGACGGCGTGCCGCCGGTCCACTGCTCGAACCTGCAGGTGGCTCCTTCGAACCGGAGTGGAATGTCGCCCAGCGCGCCGCTGCGCTGCTTCCGGATCAGTACTTCGGCAAAGCCGCGCACGTCCTCGTTTTCTGGCTCGTACATTTCAGGCCGGTGCACCAGCATCACGATATCCGCATCCTGTTCGATCTCGCCGGAATCGCGTAGGTCAGACAGCATCGGGCGCTTGTCCGGGCGGCCCTCGACCTGGCGATTCAGCTGCGCCAGTGCGATGACAGCAACGCCCAGCTCCTTGGCCAGAGCTTTGAGGCCGCGCGAGTACGATCCAATCTGCTCGTACCGCTTGTCGCCCTCTCCTCCCGTCATCAGGCCCAGGTAGTCGACGATGATGACGTGCAGGCCGTGGCGGCGCTTCCACGCCTTCGCCTTCATGCGTAGCTCAAGTAGAGTGATCGCCGGCGTGTCGTCGATCGCGAAACGGACGTCGTCGAGTTTGATGACGCCGGCAGTCACGCCCGCCCAGGCCGCCGAATCCTCAGGACCGATCTGTCCGAGGATTGACGACAGCGCGACGCGCCCGCGGTTCGCCAGCGCTCGGCTTGCGATCTCCTGCCCTTCCATCTCCATGCTGAAATTCAGCACGCTGTAATGCTCTGCCATGTTCAAGCCGATGTCGGACGTCAGCGCCGTCTTGCCCATCGAAGGCCGGCCGGCGACGATCACGAGCTGGCCTGGCCGCAAGCCGCCGTTGAATAGTCGGTCGAACGCAGGCATGCCAGTAGACATGGCGATCGAGCCTCCGTCAGCCCGATCGCTAATCCCGTCCATCACGCTGCCCAGGATCTCGCGGATCATCCTTGGCTCGTTGCGCACCCGGCGCTCGGCCAGCGAGGTGACCAGCGACTGCGCCGCGTCGAGGATTTCGTCGGCCGACCGCCCCTTCGTGTTCTGCGCCAGGCCGTTGATGGAATCGGCCATGTGCATCACGCCGCGCAGCAGCGCGCGGTCGACCACGATCGCCACGTACTTTCCGACGTTCGCCGCGCTCGGCACGCTTTGCGCCAACTGGTTGAGGTACGGGCCCAAGCCAGCGGTGAAGGTGCCACCACGAGCCTCTAGGCTGGCCCAGACGCTTACGGCGTCGGCCGGGTGGCCCGCCATCACCAGCCTCAGGATTTCGGCGTAGATCGCGCGGTGATCCTCGCGTGTGAAGTGCTTCGCCTGCAGGTCGCCCATCTTGTCGACGCAGTCGTTCACTCGGAGCAGCGCGCCTAGCACCGCCTGCTCTGCCTCGATTGACTGTGGGGTGCCAACGTTCTCTGCCATGTTGCTCATGCTGCTTTCCTATCGTGTTGGCCGCTGGTGACGTCGGCGAAGCCTTTGCGGCTGATGATCCAATCAAACTTGGCGTGCGGCGGGATGGCCGTGTTGTCGCGCACCCAAGGAAAATACCGCTCGACAAAGCCCGGCTTCTGCGAGAACGTGACGAACTCCCTGATCGCTGCAGCGCGGGCTGGCACGAAAAGATCGGCCGACACGTCACCAAGCTGGGCGCCGAGCGCGCGATTGAAGGCGTCGATCACCGCAAGCTCATCGGCCCTGTAGGCGGCCTGCACTTCGTCGAGCCAGCCTTTCGCATTTAGCCATGAAGCTGGGTGCGGGACGAACTGCGGATCCACCCATCCGCCCGACGCCACTTGCAGCGCCAGGCTTGCCAGCATGTCGTTCAGCAGATCTTCGCTCGGGCTCAGCTGAGCGAAAGCCTTTTCGGCGACACCACGTGACCGCTTCTTCGGATATGCAGCGTAGAAGCGCTCGAACCTGTCAACCAGGTCGCCAGCAAGTCCCGTCTTGGCCCGGCCTTTTCGGCCTGCTGGGGTCTCGCCAACTTGATCCTGGTCCACCTGCTGAGCGCAAGATCTTTTCTTTTGGTGGTTTTCTTTTGGAAGGTTTTCTTTTGTGTGTCCCAAATCGGGACTATCGACCTGTCCCGATTTGGGACTACCCTCTGTCCTGATTTGGGACATGTCCTGATTTGGGACTAGTCCCGATTTGGGACTAGCAAAGCCATCGTCCCTTGCGTCAATCGGCTGAGTTTTCAGCCGATCAGCACTCACCCACTTTCGATGATCCTTCTGAATGCCGACGATCATGCCGTATTCCCCCTGGCGCTTTGTGATCACGTTGCGGGCTGCCAAGCCGTTTAATGTGGTGGTCACGTGCTGGCGCGCGACGCCGCATATGGCGCCGATCTGCGAGGCTGACATGTCGTCCGTCTTGCGGCCGTAGCCGTAAGTCTTGCGGATGATCGCGAAGACGACCGACTGCTCGCGGAGCGAGAAGCCGAAGCCCAGGATCGCTTCGAGAAGCTCGTTCGCGATCCTGGTGAAGCCGTCCTCGAGCTGGGGCGTGCTCATGCAGTTGACGCCCCTTCCCTAGCCGACTTCGCGCACGCGGCACGTAGCCGGCGCCGAGCCGAGTAGACCTTGCGCCTGGCCGCCATCAGCGCCTGCTTCTCGTCCATGGTGTACGCGATGATGGCGACGTGCTCGTGGTTGCGCGGGTTGAGCGCGCCCTCGATGCTTCCATGGCGGCCTTCGTACTCGCGGATCTTACGCACGTAGATGCCGTTCAGCTCGGCAACTGCCTGCTCAGCGCGCCAGAGGTCGAGCGCTAGGGCGCCGGCACTCATCAGTGCAAGCAGGTGGGGAATTTGGGCGTGAAAAGACCCTACGCCAGCCGTATTCGCGGCGACGTTTTGAAGACTTCTCATTTTTTACTCCGGTTGCGCTACAGCAGCAGCTTCTGGCTTAAAAAGCTCCGGCCTGATCACCTGCAGATACATCATCCTTGGCTGAGGTATCCCGGCCTTGCGCCACTGCGAAACAGCCGCGTCACTGATCTTGCACAGCTTGGCTACTTCAGACGTCCCGCCCAGGGCGTCGATAATTTCGTCGGGCGTATTGTTCTGTCTCATACCTAATTTTAGCGCACTTAAAATTTAAGTGCATCAAAAAGTTGCGCAACCAGTTGCTAAATGTTAAGCTTGCTTAATGGACTGGCACACTCGAATAACGCAGGCTCGCACTGCGAAGAACCTTAAGAAAACCGACCTAGCTAGGCTAGTCGGCGTTTCCCCTGCAACGGTAACGATGTGGGAAAGCGGGCAGACCAAAAAGATTGAGGGTCGAAATCTTGTCAAGGTGTGCGAAATACTAGAAATTAGTCCGATCTGGCTCTTGGGCGAGATGGGCCTTCGAGAAGATGCAGAGGCCATTCAGGAAGACGTGCAGTCTCTCCGGCAGTACAATGATCACCCCTTCCTATTCCAGCTCCCCATAGTTCAGTGCTTCGCCGACGACTCGGAGCTTGGCTACCGCCTTGAAGGTGAAGTCGAACTTGACATGCCCAGCATGTATGCACTCAGACGACAGTGGGTATGGGCAAACCTCATTGACTTAACAGATGTGCAAGTCATTCGGATCAAGTCTGTCGATATGGAACCGGCCATTTATTTCGGCGACATCATCACCATAAAGACGTCCACTGAAGACTTAGTGGATGGGGCCATCTATGTCCTTATTTACGAGGGCACCGTGCTGATCAGGAGGATGCTTCGTGATGCTGGCGATTGGTGGCTGACTTCCGACAACGCGGATCAGCGTCGTTACGCTCGTAAGCAGTATCGCCCGGCTGAGGCGAAAATTATCGGCAGAGTCATTCTCAGACAAACCGAAAAAATCTAATTCCTTCTGGTCAAGACACCGCCCGCTACTAAGTGAGATTTTTTAAGCAAGCTGAAAAATGGCCTTGCTTAATTTTTTAAGTGCGCTTAAACTAAGTTCTAATCGGAACTTAATTTGACCACATTATGAGCGCACTACAGCGAGCAGTACCCCCCGCCAAGAGCGGCACCGGTCGCACCAGCGACAGCTATGTCGTCCGCATGCCGGACGGGATGCGTGACCTGCTGAAGGCGCGCTCGAAGCAAAAGCGGCGCTCGATGAATTCGGAGATCGTCGCCCTCATCGAGGCCGGCCTGACTTCAGATGGCGTGTCGGTCGAGCCGATCGTGTGGCGCCAGCCACAGGAATCTCCCCCTGCTGCCGCTTCCGAGCTCCTGATGGCCGAGCTGATCATTGTCATAATGCTTGGGCTGCTGACGACCGAGCAGAAGTCGGTGGCCCAGGCTCAACTCGCCGCCGCCGGCATCGTTGGCGCCGACTTCATCCGCTCGCAAGAGCGCCGCGCAGCAATCGTTGCTGGAGGTGCCGCATGAGCGCCCTCATCAATATCAACGGCGTCACTCTGGCGCCGATCAACTTCCGCGGCGCGCGCGTGATGACGCTGGCCATGATGGATGCTGTGCACAAGCGCCCAGACGGAACGGCGCGCCGAAACCTCAACGAGAACAAGGCCCGGTTGATCGAGGGTGAGGATTTTTATGAAGTGACTGCGGACGAAATTCGTACGCAGTCACTGGGCGACGCCTTCGCAGCTCGGACGGCGAAGGGAACCTTGCTCACGGAGACCGGCTATTCGATGTTGGTCAAGAGCTTCACCGATGATCTGGCTTGGGAGGTGCAGAGGCAGCTCGTACGCTCCTACTTCAAGCCAGCCCTCGCGGCAGTCACAGCACCCGACTTCAGCGACCCAATCGCGATGGCCCGCGCCTGGGCTGATGCCAAGCAGGCCGAGCGAGACGAAGCAGCCCGTGCCGTGCAGCTTGAAAACCGAGTAAAGGAACTGGCGCCCGCAGCGGCCGGCTTCGAGCGCATCGCCAGCGCAAGCGGGAGCCTATGCATCACCGACGCGGCGAAGAACCTGCAGACGGGGCCAAAGCGGTTGATCGACCTACTGCTGCAGCAGAAATGGATCTATACCCGCCCAGGCAAGAGGGGATACTTGGCCTATCAAGACAAGATCCAAGCTGGCCACCTCACGCATAAGCAAAGCGTGTACGAAGACCCCAAGACCTACGAGCAGAAGGTCAGTGATCAGGTGCGCGTGACACCGCTTGGACTTACGAAGCTCGCCCTGTTGCTCGGCGCCGAGACTGGGCCGCCGGGGCCTCGAAGCGCGCTTATGACCTAACCCAGCAGCACCCCAGAAACAACAAAGCCACCCGGTGTTGACGCACCGGATGGCCCCTTACGCCCTGAATCTTTGGAGATACACAATGGCGAATCATAATTGTAAAACAACTGGTTTACTACCGTCAACATTTATCGTTGACATGGGGAAAATCGACTACGACGCGTTCCGGTATTACCCGGGCGATGCTGAAGCGTTCACTGAGGCCACTCTGCTCGGTCCGCTTTTCCTTGATGGCAGCAACCTAGGCTTGGGCAGCATGAGTCGACGCGTCTTCATAAAAATATTGGACAGTGCGGGGACGGCTATAACAACCCACTCCCCTGAGTCCGCTCTCTTCTTGGCAGAACACTTCGCCCCGACTCACAAGCAAACCCTCTTGGGCGCCGCCGCGCTGCATTACGGACTTGACGTGAATGCACTTCAGGGGCGGCCACATGAATAAGCGCCTCCACCCTGCCGCCGCGCAGCCGTTGCGTGCTCCTGCTATACAACTTGTCGGCTTTGAATGTGGCGTGCGCGTCGGGCCGCCCATCGTGCACGCAGTTGCCCCTGGCGAGATGTTCGGCGTGTCACTTGCTGGCGCAATCGAAATGATCGATGAGTTTGCGGAGCCCGGCCGCACGCTGCTGTTAGACCTGCAAAGTGCACTTGCTCGCTTGGCAGCTCTTCAGCCGAAATCGCCACTGCTGCACCGTACTGCTGACCTTAAAACCTGCGCTGCAACTGAACAGAAGGAGCAAACCCATGAGTCTCGCTAATCCGCACTTCAAGCTAGCCGAACGAGCTCCGCACGAGCTGGCCAACCTGCTCGAAAACTTGCCCCCACAACGTGTTGGCGCCAAGCTGTCTGGCGACGAGCTGCTAATGCTTAACGCCGCGATCGATCACGCCGCCAACTACAACAACGCGCTCCTCGACGGCATTGAGGCGATCGGTCAATTGCTCTTCTCAGCCGCGACGAATGAGCGTGCTCCACTCGAACGCAGTACAGCTGCGAGTGTTGGCACCTTGCTGTCCGCCCTCGCCGTGCAGTCTCAATACTTGCAAGACTTCACATCGGGAGCGGAATGCACACTGGCACGCAACGGTGGTGCAGCATGATCGCTTACGCGACAACAGACGGTAATAGCGCGATGCAGGTGGATGGCGTTGACGTTGCCCAGCTGCTGCGCGACATCGGCGAGGCCAGCGCCAACGAGAGCGCGGTCGAGCTGTTCCGGCTGTGCCTGGGCGCGCAGCGCGTGCTGGCCGCAGTGATCGGCGACCGGGTGACGTCATGAGCGCGTTCGACTGGCGGACGTTGCGCGCTGTGGGTCAAGGCGTTTGCATGGGCTGCGTTGTCGCCAGTATCGTTGGCGTCGTCATCTGGCGCTTCGGCGATGCTGGCCTTCTCGGCCTGGCCGTGGCTGCCGGGCCCGGCCTAATCTTGCTGTCGCATTTTATGGAGCGCCGCGCGAAGCGGGTGCTGAAGGAAACCGATGAACAAATCTGAGAACAACCACCGGATCGTGATCGGTGGTCAGCATGTGAGCATGGGTGCGCTGCTCGACCTGCAGCGCGACGCCGCGCGGTACCGATGGCTGCGCGACAAAGCCGACAGCATGGCGTGCACTGCGGCGCCGATGGTGGCCAGCTTGGCCGACGACGGTCGGATGGTCGCGCTCATCGATGGCGAGGAACTGGATGCGGCCGTCGACATAGCGATGGCGCGACGAGTAATCGGAAAAGCAAAAACTTGACCGTACAGTGGCGTTTCTAACGCTTTGGAAGCTGCAAGACGATTGGTCGAGGCGGCGGTATCAGCGGAGGGCAGCCAATTGCAGCGTACATGTCTGCAAAATCTCGCCCCGCCGTTACTGCCTCCTGAGCCTCACGGTAGTCGGAGTGCAGATGGTGGCTGAATCGAGGAATGGTGAGATCGTTTGAGAGAGT